AGTACATGGATTGATTATTAATATGAAAAAGTTGAAAATTGGCGACCCAAAAATTGTTGAGTTATTTATCAATAAGGAGTTAGAGAAGTATGGTGTTACAATGGAAGATGTTAAAAGTTATCCTGACGGCATAATCGAAGGATTGCCTTGGTATCAATATTACACATTTAAAACCCATTCCGATCACAATGAATGGAAAAATTGGTGAATACCTAAAAACCCAATCCGATTATACTTATAGTAAATGTAAAGTATAGATGAGTATAAACTACGATTTAATCCAACATCCAGAACGATATAGTTTTGATACCAACACATCAACGTGGATTATATCTGCCGATGGAGATATCGAAAGCAGTAGTATTGTTCGACACATATCACCCGTAACGATTAAAGTAACGGAATCCGATTTGCCATTAACGGCTGATTTGGTAAATGGTGCGGATAATCTTATTATACATCTAAGTGGCAGTATAATAGATAAGGAGATATACTCACCTAACTTACAATCAACTCTTCAGACTGCAACGGCAACTACTCCACACTATACCTATAAGGAAAACTCATCCATTACAACAAAAACAACATCTGCTAAGATGGGTAAGACAATTCCTATCTTAAAGATAGATGCGGATGCAATCGAACTAATAACTAAGAATCAAAGAGAAATAGTTAAGAATGCAGGAGTAACCGAAGTGAAGTGGGAAACCGAAGATAACTACAAAGGTATCATCCAACAACTCGGGTGGTCATTGGTAGAAGGACAAACGCCACCATCTGCAGAATATTCTGTATTGGATTTAGCAAATGTGCTAATAGCAGATTATAATGTTTCTACTCCAACCTCTATAAAAGCAGCCGGAATAGACCCAAAGACAAATCGTTTGGATTCTAAAGCACTAGCTACATATATAAACGGAATAGAAGCATTGGTTAAGAATATCGAAACAGATACGAACACCATAAAGAAGATGTATTACTCAAGAGTTCAACCCGATGGAGTAAGTTTACCATATAAGGTGTCAACAACATTCGACCCATCCGAAGGTAGTGAGAGTGATACGGTATTAATAGATAGTTCTGCATTACGGAATTCAACTATTATAAAGATAGAACCTACACCTGCCGAAACTGCCGGACGAGCAACTGATAAAGCCGTATCTGCAGTATCATCATCTATTGTAGATACCCAAACTACATTGGATAACAAAATTACAGAATTAGATGCAAGTGTCCAAGCAGCACAAGCAGGTGATGCAGCAGCACAGGCATCCTTACAATCGAGCTTAGATGCACAAAATACTCGTACATTGGATAGATTGAATGCATTGGCAAGTAAACTACCACCGCCCACACCTACAACACCTACTGCTTAATAACTCAATCCGTTTTTGAATTAATTTGGAAATATTAAATATTTATACTATATTTACATATGTGTATATGATATGAATGTAAAAGAATTAAGTGGTTCAAAAGATAAATATATTACGGTAGACTGGAAAGAATACATTAATCGTGTCAGACTAACGGAATCAGATTTAGTTACTATGTTGAATATAGTAGATGAGTTCTCTGAGAAGTTTGACGTAGATGAAATTATCATATTCCGATTCAAAGGTATATCAGCATACGTTACCGTAGTTAGAAAAGAGTATATCGAATTATTAGAATGGATATACGAACATTCATTAGTATCCGAAGCATATGAAAATTGTGGAAGAGTAATATCTATTAAGAAGAAGTTAATTATTTAAAATACAATATATGAGAACGGTATTATTAGGAACAGACTTTATGTTTAAAAGTGATGGTAGTTTAGTACCAATCGAAACAAATACGAATCTAGGAATGGACTGGTATCCTGTCGAAGCATCCAATGATATATTTGATTTAACACAATTAACCACATTCGTAAACTCAAATGGATTTACAAAGATTTCATACATTGGTGGGTTATACCGATTATATCTAAAATTACAGGAACTCTGCACTTTAATTGGAATAGAGTATGAGCATTTTGAAGTAAATGGATTAACTGTTCCATTTGTTGAGGATTCGGATACACATCTTATTATACGAAGTGCGTATGATTCAACTGCATTAGTAGATGATGAGTATTGTAAAGTTAAAACCAATTTCTTAAACCTAATTAAGAATCAAACATTTGGTTCTCAATTTGCATATAAAGATACGGATGGCAATTTGGTTAATAACATAACAAATATACCGGATAATGGTAATCATCCAAACTTTATTCTAAAAGCAGTGTATCCCACTTATGATAAAAATGTATATCCGAAATTATTCAAAGTAGCAAACCAATCGGAATTAGATGTTGTATTACAAAATGTAACATCAGAGTATCATTTGGTAGAGTTTCACTATAACCCAACTAAATTATACCAAAACCATATTCAGGTATTTAGAAGTTTCAATTTATTATTTCCACCAAATCTGAACAGTATAACCATCGGGCAAAATACAAAAATAACTACCAGAAATATTGATGAAACTTCTACATTTGATAACACTACATTTGAATTATCAAATACAGATAGAACTAAATATATTACAGCGGAAGGTGGTATAAGCCAACCAAAGTTATTAGATACAGATAAGGTTGAGATGGCAGATGGTACATTTAAAACAGCACTGGAATTGGAAAATGGTGATGTTGTAAAAACCATCATAATGCCAAATCCAAATAATGTTAGTTTGGAAAATAATTTAGCAGATTTTGCAATTGATTATCAAACATTCGTAGATGGTGTAGTATATACCTCTAATAAAATTTTAAATAAAACACGAGTTGATAAGGTGGTTGATTATGTTACTATTACATTTACGGATAATACCATATGGGAAGATACAAATAATTCAAATTATTTAATATTAAGAAATAATAATGTTAGATTTGTCAATTTACACATATCGGAATCACCCAATTCAATTCAAGTTGGTGATAATATAATCCTAATCAACACAGCAAATTCAGAATTAACTGCCGTATTGAAAGAAGTACAATCCGTTGTAATGAGTAGACAAATATTTAGTGGATGGGAAATTACAGTTGAAGAGAATCATATATTCCTAACACAAACATCCGATAATACATCATTTGCCGCAATTGAACACAACGTAACATGTACGGCACCCGCAACATCATGCAGCACCCAAGCCGAGTGTGGAAAGGGTCAATATTGTTGTCCACAAACGGATGGAAGTGATGCTGGTAAATGTTCAGGAACCAGAGGCGTTACGTGTGCAATTTGTAATCCTTAAAATACATAACATTTAATATAATTTAAAAATATAAACGATATGAATATTACAACACAAGAAATCAAAGATATGAATACCATTATGATAACAATTGGTGAATTGATTGTTACTGAAAATTCGTAATAAATAAACATTGTTACGGATATGAACTTCAAACAAATTATAGAAGCTTGGTCTATTGCTAATAACCCAAATGAAAGACAATTGAAATTGGCTGAGTTACGGGGTAGTATATGTGATGATTGCGATTCTAAAAATACGATTCTAAAAAAAATACCATTTTGTTCAGAATGTGGGTGTCCAATTGGTAAGAAGATATTTACTAATGATTTCAACCCATGTCCATTGAATAAATGGAAAGAAGTTGATGATATACATTTTAATCCAACTAAAAAAAAGAAAACACTTTTATAGTATTATAACTATATAATGGTCACTATACTAGATAAATACATCTGCCATTCTCCATTCAACTATTTGGAAATTCACAATAATGATGTATATGGTTGCTGTCCAACTTGGTTGCCAATTGTATATGGTAAAACGGCTGAATTAGCCGGAGTCTGGGATGGAGAGATTGCTAATAAAGTTAGAGAATCCGTTTCAGATGGTTCGTATCGTTATTGTTCCAAAACGGAATGTCCATATCTTTCACGTCTAATAAACGAATCCGATTCTACTGGGTTTGCTGAAAAATCCTTAGTTAAACAACTCACACACAATACAGGTCCAACTACTGTTAACTTTTCATTTGATAGAAGTTGTAACTTATCTTGCGAATCATGTAGGACAAGTGTTATAATGTCCAATAAGATTGAAGTAGAGTTCACAGAGAAGACGATTAAAGCAGTTACTGAGTTATATGGTAATAGTATTCGGACTATATATCTATGTGGTAATGCAGACCCATTTGCATCAAAATCATTTAGAAACTTTTTAATAAATTTTGATAGAACGAAATTTCCGAATATAAGTAATATACATCTACATACCAATGCACTGCTATTGACGAAAGAACTTTGGGATGAATTAGCACCAATATATAATTTATTAAATACAATAGAGATAAGTGTGGATGCGGCAACTAAGGAAACATATGAGAAAGTAAGACGTGGTGGTAATTGGGAAACACTACTAACTAATTTAGAATTTATATCTACACTTAAATTACGAGATGTTCGTGTTTCATTTGTTGTACAAGATACAAATTATTTGGAAATGCGAGATTTTCACGATATGATTATGAAAATATTTAAGAATAAAGCAACTACCTATTTTAATAAGATAAGTAATTGGGGAACATATTCAGAAGAACAATATTTGAAGAAACAGATATGGAGTGAATCTCATCCACAATTTAATTCATTCTTAGAACAACTACATAAGATAACAAAGATATACAATTGTAGACACAATATGTATGATATTATAGAAACACATTCGATTAAACCAACCATACGAGGTCTGATATGATAACATTTTCATTAGAACCTACTGATTTAATCCAACGGAAATTATCAACCAAATTAGTAATTACAGAATCTACTGATGTGGTAGTGATTGGACAATGTATTGATATGTTCAATTGGGAACTGGATTGGGATGGTATGTTTAATATAGATACTGCATTAGAACGGATAATGAATGGAGATAGATTATATGTAGCACGTTACGATGCGGAGTTATTTGGGTATTGTTGGTTACATCAATCGGATGAATCACAATACAAAATCTATAATGTATTTTCTAAATCATCACAATTCAAACGTAACTATGGAGCATCGGATATGTTATACTATGTAATCTCAAATTATGTAAATGGTAATGTATATGCTGAAGTTGATAGCTGGAATAGGAAATCAATAAATGTTTTCAGAAAGTTAGGATTCGCCCAAAAATAATCCACAATTTATTTGGTAGTTTAAAATATTTTTTGTATATTTGTGTTATATCAATTAAACTTTAAAAACACAATGAAACAGAAAACAGAAGCAGAACTACAAGCGAACTATGACCGGTTTATTAATATCATTAATAAATACTTCACCGGCGAACGATTAGAAAAACTACTCTTTATGTATTCCGAAACAGAGTTAGGTGGAAACCTTATGGTATCACCGGCTAGCGGCAATGCGGGTTATCACAATTGCTATCCAGGTGGATACATCGACCACATCTTTAATGTTTGTAAAAATGCACTCAAAGTAAAAGGGTTGTTCGTTGAGATGGGTGGGATACCGGATTTCACAGATGAAGAATTAATATTCTGTGCATTGCACCATGATATTGGTAAGTTAGGAACAAAAGAAAATCTACACTATATACCAAATGATTCAGATTGGCATGTTAAGAATCGTGGAGAATTATATAAGAAAAATATAGCAGATGCTTTTATGGCTATAACGGATAGAGGATTCTTTACATTACAACAATATGGTGTGAAATATTCGGAAGCTGAGTATTTTGGTATTAAACTTACAGATGGTATGTATGATGAAGATAATGAGAAATATCTTAAAACATATGACCCAAACAAAAGTGTTAGATACAAACTACCATACATAATGCATTGGGCAGACCATATGAGTACGGTAATTGAGTCACAAAGTAATGATAAAAAGTGACAAAATGTCAGTTAATTTCGTTTGGTATAAAAGTTGAACTATACATACCATTATTAACAATTAAAATATTATAATTATGTATTACAACACAACAACAACAGCATTTGACTCATTATTAAACAATTTATTATCGAGTGGATTCAAGTATGAAACAAATGAAAATTACACCATTTCTCATACTGAAGATAAACAACTACAACTCTTTGTGAATGTAGTAGGTCACACTCCAAAGAATGTTACGATAGATGTTACCGATTCACTACTTGAAATCAAAGCAGAAAAGCCAGAAGATGCAAAATCATTGGTTAAGGATATTGATTACAAATTTTCAATTCCAAAAACTACCACATATGATTGGTCAACTATTCATGCAAAGATTGAAAATGGTTTATTAACTATTACGGTTGATAAGTTAGAAGAAAAGAAACCAAAGAGAATATCAGTCCAAATTAAGTAAGTTCGTTAAGAACAGGTTATGTTGAAGTGGTAGCATGGTGCTACCACTTTTTTTATTTACAAATATTTATTAATATGATTTACAAAGAAAAAGTACAAGGATTATTAGAAACGTTGCATGGAAGATTTAGAATCATTCAAGGTGCAGCTAGTGGTGGTATTCAGATAACACCTGCTGAACTAAACCAAATACTGAACGATACTAAACAGATTATTGAAAGAATTGATGAGTTGATTAGTATTGAGCGGTAGTATGAATTGGCTTAAATATTTAGTAGGTATTTCTGCCGTATTAATCGCGGGATGTGCTGCATACTTTTCTATATCGGGGTTAAGTATTCTATTTAGTGGTGCATCTATATCCGTAATGATAATGGCAAGCTCTTTGGAGTTTGCCAAAATTGTGTCTGCTACTTATTTAAAGCAAACTTGGGGTGAAATTAGAGGATTTAATAAGTGGTATTTAACATCTGCCGTTGTTATATTGATGTTAATTACTTCAGCAGGTATTTTTGGATATCTTTCTAACGCATTTCAACAACAAAATCTGAAATTATCTCAAGTTGAAAGAGAAGTTTCAGTATACACAAACCGAATTTCCATAAATAATTCACAAATTACCCAAATTTCCGAACAAATACCTAATTATTCCAAACTACAATCATCGATTATTCAGAAAGGTAAAGTAAATAGTAGACTACTGAGTTCACTTGATAACAGAGATAAGGAAATCGGTAAACTTAATCAAAAAATCAACACCTTACAAGAGGAAAATATCAAAAATAACACAAAAATCAACGAAATCAGAACTGCCAATATGGATTTGGAAAAAGAAGTTGGTGGATTTCGTTTTGTAGCAGAGATTTTTGATGTACCATTACAATCAGTAGTAAAATTCTTCATATTTTTAATAGTTTTTGTGTTTGACCCACTTGCGATAGCACTAATTATCGCATTTAATGGTTTAATTGGTAAACGAAAAGAAGAAATTGGTATAGATGTGATAATCGATGATGGTGGTATTAGTGGATACACTAAAAATATTGAATCTGAAGTAAAAACTTACGAAGTTTATGGTGAAACTCCACAAATTACTGAAAAAGTAGAAGAACCTGCATCACCGTTGGGTTGGGAACAATGGATGCACCCTGCATTTCCTTGGGATAACTATGATTTATGGATAAATGATGAAAATGCCATAAATTATTGGTTAAATTCACAAGGTGGTTCAATGAAAGAATTGCATAAAATAAAACGTGAAAAAAATTAGGTAATTACAAATATTTTTTATATATTTGTGTTATGAAAATCGGATATGCCTGTATAAACGTCTCATTAAGTAACAAGGTTACTACAAATAGGACAATGATTAAAAAAACCTTCAACGAACGTGGGTTAGATTATGTATCAGAGTTAGCATTAGCAAATGCGAGTGATATTATTCGTATTTTAGAGTGGAATCAGAAGAATGGAATCAATTTCTTCAGATTATCATCAGCAATTATCCCTTGGGGAGACCATATCGATTTAACTCAACTAAAAGATTACACCGCAATCAAATCCAAACTACGTGAAGCAGGTGATTTCGCAAATAAACACAATATGCGTATCACATCTCACCCAGGTCCTTTTGTTGTGTTAGTTTCTCCTAAAGAAAACGTTGTAACAAATAGTATTGCCGATTTAGAATTGCATGGTAAGATATTTGATATGATGGGGTTATCACAAACTCCTTACAATAAGATTAATATTCATTGTAATGGGGTATACGGAGATAAACAGTCAGCAATGGATAGATTCTGTACTAATTTCCAAAGACTCTCAGAATCGGTTAAAAACCGACTTACCGTTGAGAATGATGATAAAGCATCTATGTACTCTGTTAACGATTTAATGTATATTCACAAAAAGATTGGTATACCAATTGTATTTGATTATCATCATCACCAATTTTGTACAGGCGATTTAACTGAGCAAACGGCTTTAGAGTTGGCAGCAACTAGTTGGCCAGATGGTATTCGACCGGTAGTTCATTATTCAGAAAGTAAAGCAATACACGAAAACAATACAAAGTTAAAACCACAGGCACATTCGGATTATATTAATTCACTACCTAACACATATGGTAATCAAGTTGATATAATGTGTGAGTGCAAAGCAAAAGAATTAGCAATATTACCATTTATACAATAATAATTTAATATGAAATTAATAGTAGACAAATTAAAGAATGGGTTACCAAATCCAGAGTTTGAAAAGTTCCTAAAAACTCCAGTTGAGAAATCAGAACTAAACCAATTAGAATCAGATGTGTTAAGACGTACATTAAGTTCGGCTCTTAAAGCATATGGTGGATATGGTATCGCAGCTAATCAGTTAGGAATTAATAAACGTGCTTGTATTATTAACTATAATGATACGGAGTTATTTCTATTGAATCCCTTTATTACCGAAAAAAGTGATGATTCGTTTCTTTTTTATGAAGGGTGTTTATCTATACCATCTACAAATCAAACTAAGGTTAAAACTATTCGTTCTACCAAGGTGGTAGTCCAAACTGATAATCTTGGTGAACTTACATTTGAGATTGATCCAGAAAGTGATAGGGAGAAGATGACAGAAGATACGATTAAGACAGTAGTTGTTCAGCATGAGATTGACCATTTGGATGGTATTACGATTAAAGATAGAGTATATTCTACTACAATTGTAAAACAAACAACATTCGGACGTAATGATAAGATTGTATTAAAATCCGAAACCGGTGAATTGATAGAAGTTAAGTATAAGAAAGCACACGAATATATGTTAAAAGGATACCAATTAGTTTAATTATTATGGAAAAAACAATAGTATTAGCAGTATTTTCGATTCTAATACCCGTAATGTCCTATATAATCTTCAATTTATTACGGAAAATAGAAAAATATGAAGATGTGGTTAATGAATATGAAGAGTTCATTGAAAGTGAGATTACTCGTAACGAAGCTCTATTAGAAGCGTTACGCCAGATTGACAACAGACAGATGTTTGAAAAAGATGATGAAGTGGGTTCTATCTTTTATCAGATTAAAGAAACAATTGAACGCTTTAAACAAGTTTAAATATGCCAAAGAAAAGAGTACCAAGAATGTATTTTACTCAAGATACAGAAGATGCTATCATAGAATATAATTCAACCGATGACCAATTAGTAAAGAATAAGATATTTAAAGATAGAATTCAACCATCATTTGAGAAGTTAGCAGAGATTGTTTATAATAAATGGAAGTTTACATATTTCGATGATGAACCATTAGATGTTATGGCAGAAGTTGTTTCGTTCTTAGTTGAGAAAATACATATGTACAAGCAGACAAGTGGTAAAGCATTCTCATACTTTACTATTGTAGCAAGAAACTATTTGATACTCAATAATAATTCAAATTATAAGAGATATAAAGAAACAGATTTAATGTCTGGTATGCCGGATAGTTGGGATGTTGAAAGTTCTTGGGGTGAAGATATTAAGAACAATGATTACCATACATTTAACATTCGCATGTTGGAGTATTGGGATGTTCATTTAGAAAACTACTTTCAGAAGAAACGTGATATACAAATTGCCGATGCAGTTTTAGAATTATTTCGTAGAGCAAGTTATATAGAAAACTTCAATAAGAAAAGTTTATATCTACTCATCAGAGAGATGACAGGACACCCTACACACTATGTAACAAAGGTTGTTAATAAGATGAAAACTAAGCAAATGTCGTTGTATGATGAGTTTGCCACATATGGTGATATTAGAATTTAAGTAAAAAAGTTGTCAGATTATAATCTCACAAACGCAATTAAGTTGTCAGATTAGGTTCTGACAACTTTTTTTGTTTCTACCAATTTTTGAATTATTTAATATCTAAATAGTTATATGTAACTATAAAGGATGTAGATAATGGTGGCTAATCGGGATTATAAAAGAATCGAAATTATATATCAAGATGCATCAGAGATTGATGCAAAGTTAGAAGTCTATAAAGAGTTTGGTTGGGAGTTAGCATTCTTTACAGATGATAATCCACAACCGAATGGAGATAGTTTTAAGATTATAGCTTTCTTAAAGCATATAATAAGTAATGAATGATAAAATAAAAAATAAAAAAGATGTCAGCAGAATTTAAGTTATTTGATGGTAAAACACTTTCATCACTTTTTAAGGATATATACGAAAACCAAACGGTAAAGAAACGAAATATATCTGAATTAATTGAAACCCTACGAAAGTTGATTAAGAATGTTGGGGAAGCAACGGTAATTGCTCCTATTATAAAGGATTTAATTGAGGTATCGGTAAAGAATGATGACCACTTAATTAAACTTGCAACGATAGCACAGAGGTTAGCACAATCGGAAGCAAAGAGTATTGGTGAAGATGGTTGGTTAAGTGAAGCAGAAAAGAATCAATTACTAATGCAGTTGGAAGATACCGTAAGTGAGATTGAAAAGAAGAATGAAGATAAATTGGAAGATATTCAGTTTGAAATTGATGAAATAAAAACTAAACTATAATGGAATCATTTTTAGCATCGGTTGATAAAGTTTATCCTACAAATACGGATTTTTCGCAAAATACAAATATTAAAGATAGTATATCGGTATACAACGATAATACTTCTTTTTCGGATAGCGATGCCAGAATGTATGGAGCAATCACTTATATATTTCAGGATACAATAGTAGTAGATGATTATGCACATCCGTTTGATACTGGTAATTTTACTCTACCAATAAAGGGTGAAACCGTAATTATTTTAAAGATAAATGAACAGGCATTCTATTTACCATATTCATCTACACCATATCCCAACTATAAACAGGATTATGTAACATATCACGCCACCAAAGTAGAGGATACTACTGAAGTTGGTGGGAGTACAACTGCTAAAAACCAAAGAGAACAAGCGGCTACCGGTGGTGAGACCAAACCACCTGCCCCAACGAATGATACTCCATCATATATCGTAAAAGAAAAAGTTAAGTTTTTGAAACCCAGAGAAGGTGATACAATACTAACGGGTAGAGTTGGTAATACCATACGATTCTCAGAGTTCTTTTTAACGGAAGATGGTAAAACATCTTCTCCTGCTATATTCATTCGTAATGGTCAGAACCCAGAATTAGATTCTAAAAAGATTGGTGAGTTAGTAGATGAAGATATCAATAAGGATGGTACATCTATTTACATTACATCTAATAAAGTAAAAGTTCCATTTACGGAAACAATAAAAAAGACACGAATTGGTTTTAAAGATTTTCCAAACTCTAAAGATTTAAGTGGTAATCAACTATTCGTAAATTCCGATAGAATATTATTATCTGCAAAAGCAAGTGAGTTTATTATATTTGGAAAAGGAAATACTGGAATAATCACAGATGGCAATTTTTCAGTAGATGCTGAAAACGAAATCTATTTTCATAATAAGAAAAATGTAACAATGCATTCTGAAGGTTCTAATCAGATATTCTTAAACTCAGATAGTGGTAAAATATATTTAGGTAAGAATAACGGAGAAGGAGATGATGGGGCAGCTGTTCAGAAGATGGTAATGGGTGGTGAGTTAGTTAAAATATTAACAGATTTAATTGAAGCAATAACTAAGCAAGTATATCTAACACCAGCCGGTCCGACTCCGCCAACCGGTCCTACAAACGTTGCTGATTTTCAATCTATAAAATCAAAATTAAAAGTAATACTTTCGGCTAACAACTATTTAAGCAAAACATAATGTCTTGGGGATTATTTAAATCAATATTACAACCTGCAATGGAAGGGCATGTGTATGGTAATGATATGGATGCATTTGCTTCTTCATTTACAAATGCGTATGATATGGCAATTAAGATGGGTAGTAATCCTATTAATAATGTTCCGTTAATGCATGGTAATACGGATATGATGGAAACCATACTTTCTCAAGTACTTATGACTACTCAATTATCGGATACCATAACATTACTTGATGTAATTGGCCCTGCCGTTATAGCATATTGGGCAGGTGCTCAATTGGCACTAATGCCACCAGTAATACCTGCAACTGGTGCATTGATGAATATAACCACTACATCTGCTCCCGTTTTAAATCCAGGCACATGGACGGCATTTCCATGTCCACCATCAAATACATCTAAAGTATTTTTAGATGCGTTTGTATTATCGGCAAAATTACATCTGATGACAATTTCTGGATTCTATGCAGTTATTGCACAATATCCACCACCTGCGCCAGCAGCTCCAGGTATTGTACCTTGGAATTCGTACATAGTTTCGGATTAAATTTTATATTTCAATATTTATTAACAAACAACACAGAATTTTTATGAAAGCAGACATTTTAGTAACTCTCATTAAGGAAGTAGTTAAAAATGAAGTAAAACAACAGGTTAAGGAAGAGATAACAAAACTTATCAAATCCGGTGCACTTACCATTGGTAATGTAAAAAAACCTACACCAACCACATTAAAGGAAATTACATCAACCGATGTGCGACGTACTAACGCCCCAACTAAGTTGGCCAATGTTACCAGACCTGCTGTAAAACCTAGACAATATTCGAATAACTCAGTAATTAATGATATACTTAATCAAACACAGCCATTCACAGCATCACATCGAGCTGAAGGTGGTAGTATGGTAAATGAAGCAAGTATATTGGATTCTCTACAACCAAGTGTAAGTATGGATGGTGAGTGGGAAACTATGGATTATCGTAGTAGTGGTGTAACTCCGCAAATGCAAATTGATGAAAGTAATCCAGAAATAGCAGCGATAACAAAAGCATTAACAAGAGATTATTCAGAATTAGTAAAAAGATTTAAATAATGGCAATAGAGTTAGGTAAAGTAAATGTAACAGATTTAACGGATAATAACTATAAGGTATTGGGTATTGGTATAAACACTACATCCAATTCTAATGGGATATTTGCTGTCAATTATACAACATTAACTCAAGCTAAAAATAATTTAATAAATCTAATCCTAACACGTAAAGGTGAGAGATTAATGCAACCTGAGTTTGGGTGTGATGTTTGGAAATTATTATTTGAACAAATCGTACCTGGACAAATCGAGTCAAATATAGAATCCGCAGTATTGGATGCTGTGAGTATATGGTTACCATATTTAAATATCGATACAATCATATTTGATTATGATGATGCTGATATTGATGCTAATCGAATCGTATTAGATGTAAAGTTTTCATTAAAATCCAACCCGAAATTATCAGAGTCAGTAACTATAAATGTAAATAACTAAAAGATGTCACTCAAACCTTCAAATAATACGTGGGGAGCAGATGGTAGAACCTTAAATTATCTTGGAAAGGATTTTGCAGCATTAAAGCAGAATCTTATAGATTATACCAAAACATATTTCCCAAACACATATTCAGACTTTAATGAAGCATCGCCTGGAATGGTGTTTGTTGAACAGGCGGCAGCCATTGGAGATGTATTATCATTCTATCAAGATGTTCAGTTAAAGGAATCGATGTTGCTATATGCTACGGAAAGGAAGAACGTTATGGCAATTGCACAATCATTTGGATACAAACCAAAGGTAACCGCTCCGGCTGTAACAACACTTACCATATATCAATTAGTTCCAAATACGGGTGTTGGTGTTGATAGTAAACCGGATTCACGATATTATCTTAAAATAAAAAATGGTATGGAAGTTATATCAACTACTAATTCTGGTATAGTATTTAGAACAGTTGATTCGGTTGATTTTGCGAACGAAACTGATAGAGATATTGAAGTATTTGATAGAGATATAACTGGAACACCTCTTCATTTTTTGATTACCAAACGTGTAAAGGCAATATCCGCTAAAGAGATAAGTACAACATTTACAATGGGAGCTGATACTGACTACCCATCTGTAACTATAAGTGATACAAATATAATCGAAGTAACAAGTGTATTGGATTCTAATACAACTAAATACTATGAAGTACCATATTTGGCACAAGAAAGTGTATTTGTAGAACAACCAAACACATCTGCAAACGATACACAACTAACACAATACTCGACTACCGTACCATATATTTTAGAAGTACAAAAAGTTCCAAACAGATTTTCAGTAAAAGTAAATTCCGATAACACAATGGATTTACAATTTGGAAGTGGAAATAATAGTTTGAATTCTGAAAAACTAATTCCAAATACTAAAAATATTGGATTGGGATTAGCAACATCTATAAACAGATTGGATGCCGGATTAGACCCATCTAATTTTCTAAAAACAAATACATTTGGAGTTGCACCTGTAAATACTACACTAAGTGTAAAGTATTTAGTTGGTGGTGGAATTACTGCAAATGTTAATCAAGGTGATTTAACTACAATCCGTAGAATCGAATTTGAAGAAGATTTATTAGCAATACCTACCGAATTGTTGGCATCATATTATGACGTTAAAGCATCGGTATCTACTGAAAATTTAGAACCTGCAACCGGTGGACGTGGTGCAGAAAGTATCGAAGAGATTCGTCAAAATGCATTGGCAACATTTGGTTCTCAGAACAGAGCAGTAACTCAACAAGATTACATCGTAAGAGCATTAAGTATGCCAGAACGATATGGTAGTGTTGCCAAAGTATATGTATCGGCAGATGGTGAGCTTGATAATAATTCACCAGCATCTATTCTTGCAAGTCCAAAAAATATAGCAGAGTTTACATCATTGGTAGAATCTTTAAAAGGTATGACACCACAACAAACTCAAACAGAGTTAGTTAAGTATCTTACTAAAAAGAATACATCTGTTTCCGAAATGAACAACCCATTTGCTATTAATATGTATGTGTTGGGTTACGATATCAATAAGAATCTTACTCTTTTAAACCAGGCCGTAAAGCAAAACCTGAAGACGTATTTGGGTGAATACCGAATGATGACAGATTCTGTAAATATTATTAATGGATTCGTTATTAACATTGGTATTGATTTTGAAATAGTAACGTATTCCAATTACAATAAGAATGAAGTGTTAGCGGAATGTTTAACAAAATTACAACAACACTTTAATATAGATAATTGGACATTCAATAAACCAATTAACATTTCAGAGATAGAATTAATTTTAGCAAACATAGCTGGAGTAATGAGTGTACCATCGGTTAAGATACATAATCTATGTGCAGCAGATGGAACATACTCACCAAACGATTACAATATCGATTTTGCTACTAGAGATAAAATGGTATATCCATCTTTAGACCCATCGGTATTTGAAGTTAAGTATCCAAATAAGGACATAAAAGGGAGGGCCGTTTAATGCATAAATTTTTCACATCATTGTATGATGCAAGTGTATATCTTCAACAACCGGAACAAAATGCCGGTAGGGATGAAGTATTAGAAGTTGGAAAACTATATTATGGTTCTACAAAGGATATTTATAGAACTCTAATTAAATTTGATATAACCGAATTGTCAGCATCGGTTGCGGAAGTACAAGCAATATCATCAAGTATATTACAAAGTGATAGTGCATCCGTTTCTACTATATCTTCTTCTTGGTATACGGCAACATCATCATCGTTATATTGGTCTTCATCGTATAGCTCTAGTTTGAGCACTACTAGTAGTTTATCATCTTCATATTCTGCATCTTGGTCACAATTTGCTATATCTTCCAGTATTTTATCTGCATCTTATAATACCCAATACACAACGCTAACATCAAATATTTCCAATGGGAATTATATCTTTAGTAGCTATAAAACTTATTTAAATCTTAAATCCGCAAACGCAGAAGAAATTCCATTAGAGTACACCATTTATGCTAACGCAGTTTCTCAGAGTTGGACAATGGGAACAGGTACTAAATTTGATAACATCTCAACCGATGGTGTTAGTTGGAAATACCGAAACGGAGTTAATAATTGGCAAGATAATGTGGTAGGTGGTACGGCAATTTATGCTGCAGGAACAACTGGTTCTGCAAATGCAGAAGGTGGTACTTGGTATACCATTTCAGAAGCATCTCAATCATTTAATTATGAACCAGATGATGTTAGAATGGATACAACTGGTATTGTTAAGCAATGGATAAGTGGTTCAATACCAAATAATGGATTTATTGTTCATCACAGTTTAAAAAATGAATCGGATTCTTCCGATTATGGAGTTCTTAAATTCTTTTCAAAAGAAACAAATACAATATACCAACCTAAGTTGGAAATAGTATGGAATGATTTTGTATTTTCAACTGGTAGTTTAACTCCGGTAACGGGTTCTACTGAAGATAATTATAAAGTAGTTCTGACAAACCTAAAGACAAAATATCCAAAAGATACAATAATAAAGATAAGAGTAAAGGGTAGGGATATGTTTCCATTAAAATCATTTGGGACTGAATTTGAATATGACCAATCCAAATATCTACCAGCAACTACTTATTATCAGATAGAAGATTATAAGACAGGTGATATTATTTTACCATACGGAGAGTATACAAAGGTAAGTTGTGATTCGACTAGTAACTATTTCTTAGTTGATTTATATAACTTTGCACCTAATAGAACATACAAATTAAAAGTTAAAGTTGTGCAAGATGGTATCTCTACCATAATTGACAATAAACACATTTTTGAAATAGTATAATATGATAACATCAGTAGAAGCCATTGCTCAGAAATTAGAAGAGAAGAGAAAAGTAGATTTAGAAGCAATTCTAAGTATATCAGGATCTGCCGCTATCTCTAAGAATGAGTATGGTATTACCGTAGTAGATGATACAAATGTTGCAACTTCATTAGTATTCAAAGAATTACATAAAAATAAATACGATAAAGCTGAGTTATTAAAGGCGATTGATGTCAATGTAAAGGAATTAATGCCAAACATACCGATACCAAATCTAAATTTAGTTCCTAAACCATTATATGATACTGAGGTAACTGCTTCTGCTGATTTAAGAAAGCAAGTTTCAATGTTAACCACTACGGTACAAGATTTAAAAGGTACAATTACAACATTGGAAGCCGAAGTTCAAACTGAAAAGAATAACAGATTAGCAATAGAACAAACCAATGATGCTTTAGCAAATCAATTGAATACTTTAGTTTCTACCATTGATTCATTTACCGGTCAGATTACAACATCATTGCAGAAATCGGCCGAAGCAAGTATTCTAAAAACATCTTTGTTAGCACAAAATACTGGATTCAAATCTCAGATAAACTCTTTACTCAAACAAATCGATTCATTAAACGCTATAATAAACGGATTGTTTGCACAATTGGGAGCAATACAAACTCAGATACAAACAGAAGCAGCAATTGTACAAGGAGCAGCAAAAGCAGCAGAAGCAGCAGGTGGTGCTACGATAAATAAAGTAGTTATAGCAACAATTGGAGATAAGAAAGATTCTACTAAGCCAGATGTATGGGGTAGGTTTAAATCGAATACCAATACATATGAATTTATTAATGGTAACTCATTAACACTTATAAATAAAGATACTGCAACTGTTACAGTTGCAATTGCTAAAACAAATCCAGATGGAGCTACTGATTTCTATACAATCGATTCTCCAATGGAATTCACATTAGGAGCAGGTGCAACTAAAAAGTTAAACTTCATATTAACAAATAGAGCAGCTGGGTTTGGTAATTTACAATCAAACAATGGTGGTAAATCCGTTGAGTATACTAAGAATGGTGCATTAAAGATTACGATAACCGATTCAGCCGGTGGAACTGAAACTAAAACATATACTGCCGGATTTGGTAAATATCATAAGAACTCATATTAAATCATAATACACAATATCATATACAATGAGTATTAAAAATTACACAAACATTGAACAGATAAATACCAATAAGCAAAACGAAGGAGCTTATTTACAACAATCTGATAATATCATAATCTCACAAAACCAAATTGAAGCAACTGATTTCGGTGATTGTAATTATGATGTAATGGAAGTAGCGGTATATGATATCAATAACAATATCCTTCCACACAAATCCGGAAATAACATAGCATATATTAAAACCGGTGATATTAAAAACTATTTATATAACTTAACAAATGCAAGTGGTTTGCAGGAATTGGCAATCGATGCTGAAAAGTTATTAAATGATTTAGGATTTACAAATGGTATTCTAAAATTAAATATTAACTTTGTTCGTAATCGTGTTGGTTCTGATAATGATTCAACACGAGTTTGGATTCATGAGATATCACCATCACGAACTGAGGTTCGTATATTACCATTGAAGGTAAAGGATGATACAATTAGTAAAATCACAAAAACTGAGTTTGGTAATGTAGATAAGTTAAGCCAAGATTTTAAGTATTACAAAAAAACCATTATAGATTCATTAGATGAAATCGAAAAGATTGGATTGGATTCTATAACAAATGAATTAGTTGCCAAGTTTGGTAATGATTTTATTGCAGTTCTTAGAAAAGATTTTGGGTTATCCGATTTTGAAGCATTTAAAAAGAAAATATTCGCAGATTTCAGAGAAAGTGTAACTAACTATTTGGATAATAAATACTACGATATAACACAATCTAATTTTGGAAAACCATCTGGAATGAGATTCAGTAATTGTGAAATGTGTAATTTCGATGATATAGTTGCTGGCATAGAAGATATATTGAGTAATTGTATAAAAGCAAATGCAACGGTATTAAAAAGACGTAATGTTGATATTGTCAATATTCCAAAAGAATTCGATGTAACTCAAATTCAAAAAGAAGTTAAAGATGCGACTGGTGATTTGGTGATAACTGAAAAGAAAGTAGCAAATGTATACACACCATCGGCTGTTAGTGTTACACAAGCAACCGCAACCATTCAGAATATAACAACGGAAAATGTAACAACATTCACTCCAGAACCTGTACCTGTATTGGATGCGAATATACAAATAATACCACAAATAATAGATGTAATACCGGAAGTAATACCACCTACTCCCGTAGTTGTATTAGCTCCTATACAACCGGTAGTTGATTTAATACTCGACCCAAACATTAGAAATATAGTTGATTCATTTAATTCACCTGGTACTATAATGGAAGTTCCACTAAGTGAAATGGTACAAACTGGATTCTCTTGGTACGATGCATATGGCAATTTTGTTCCTACGTTGACGGGTGTACAAACTGCAAGTGAATTACAAATACAAGAAGATACGGCTAAAGATGCGGCACGTAGTATACGAAGAACACAGATAATTGCAAACAATTCACTTAGAAATTTAGCTGAACCACAATAATTTTATATATCAAACTATTTATACCAAATAAAGCAATAGTTCTATGATTCAAGCATTAAGTAACATAATGGGTGGTAATGATAATAGTGTGATGACAGATGCGTATGGAGGGTCTGCCGCAATCACACAATCAAATCGACCATATAATCCATTTCCAAATGGTATGGATGGTGGGTATGTTCCACCTGTACAGCCAAACCCATTATTTATAGAACCATCGCTTGAATATGATATTATAAGTGGTGTAATAAAAATATCACTTAATTCATCCGAAACTTGTGAGTTTTTTGAAAACGATAATTCATTGGGAATATCCAATGGCACTACTAAAATATTTTCACCATCAACTACTTTTTCAGAAAATAAAAAATATGAAGCAAAGAAAGATGGTATATTAGCAAATGAATGGTATTGGTTCGCAGTAAAAAGAATGTTCGATGGGCAGAACTCACGTGTGGAATCTTTAAATAAAGTAACATATACTTTACAATCGGATGGTTCATACCAAATATCAGATTCTACTACACTTAGTTCAACCGATGCAATTGTTGATTTAGAATTTACATTTACACAAGCATCCACATCTCCGGTTAGTTCACAAGAGCAACGTATACAAAAAATTCAACAAGTTGATGAAACCACATATAAATTAATAAATTATCAGATTACGTTTGGTTCAAACTTTAATGATACTTTACAAAGTAATGTATTCTTAGATTATACCGTATTTGGATTAAACGGAGATGTGTTGGATACGGATTCAATTAGTTTAGGAAATAGTGCAGTTGATAAATCATTACCACTAAGTAGTCTTAATGGCAATGTTGCATTTAAATTACGATATGAAAACTTTCCTACTGATTATAGAATAATAAATCTATATCAAACAAGCGTACCATCTTTAGTAACTGCTGATCCTGATTTTTCTAAGTGGGATAAACAGCCAACTAGTTTCTTAGTTCCGGCAAAACAACTACAAACCGGTATATCCGTTGCAACATTCTTTGAAAAAGATGTAATAGTAGATGCTCCAACTCTAACAGTTGCGCAATCTCAAATCGGAGTGCAAGTTAAAGATTCGGATGATGATAAGAATGTTTCTATTCCGTTCTCTACAACACACACCGATACGGTTTCGGTATATGTTTCAGGGTTTGCAGATGTGATTACCATTCCTGCAACAGATGGAGTTGTTACATTTGAATTCAAAAAACATTTTAGTAAAGTATATGGTGTTAAGAAGATAGTATTAGTACCAGAGAGTGTTCAGTATGGTACTGGTTCTAAAGTTGAGGTGTTAATTACATTCACAGCAGTAAATGATTTTCCATCAATAACTCAAATCGTATTTGCAGAAAGTGTAGATGTTCCATCGTTTTCAGATTACAACATTGATTTAACATTTGCATACACATCGTTTAGTGTAACAAGCGTAGATATACATTTATTACAAAGAGATAATTCATTTATACCACTATACAAAGATAGACAAGCAAATGGTGATATAACCATAAACTTAAAATCATTAAGAGATTCATATCCAAATTGGGCAGGAAGTAGTTCGGTTACATTAAAATTTATTCCATACAATTCAAGTGGAGTAGATAAGTTGGAAGGTAATCCATATACGGTTACTACTAAACTAACAATTCCTACAATTCAGTTAGATGAAAACATTTTCAGTTCTTTATTATTTAATTCATTCAAAAATGTTATTAAACTTATTGAGCCGGAGAAGGAAAGTAAATATCTAACCCACTTAGCTAACTTTGGAAATAACGAACAGGTACTTATTTCTTCATGGGATTCTGATAATTGGACACTATCCAATAAGATTACCGATGAACTTGGCAATTTAGTATTAGATAAAAATAATACGGTAGATGCGTTAATACTAAAATTATATACACCACTACCAGCAGATATATCTGAAAACTCAACATTCTGGGTTACTAAGTTGATGGCAAACCCATTGGTAACAACGGTAATACTAACCGACCAATCAAATGTATTATGTCCACCACTAAAAGGACCTAATTTCAATATAGCAGTAGACCATATCACAGGCCAGTCTACAAACTTCGAATCGCTTGATACATTGATTCTAAGTGGTTCAACTTCTTCGAACGAATTAATAGCAACATATATAAATGGTTCAGTAATCGATACTACTGATTTAAATATTCAGTATGGTTCTGGATCGGTATTACAAAGTGAAGCAATTATATGGAACAACTTTGTTCACTTTAGTTCTGCAACAGAAAGATTTCAAAACTTTGTATATAAAGTTCAACTCATAGAGAAATACGAAGAACTAATTGTTAACGCTACAACTGATGTAACACATACCGGTTTCATAAATTCAGTAGCATCTAAACAAGAAGTTGAAAGACAAACTACAAAGAAAAATCAAATCATACAATCATTCGATGGATTTGAAAATTTCTTATACACATCATCATCTTTAAGTTGGCCATATAATGGTACGACTAGACGACTTAGCACTTCAACACAAGTGGGTAGTTGGTATACTATTATTTCAGATGCATCAACTCAGTTTGACAGGTTTAATCAAAATTGTGTAACTAATAATATACCTCAATATATTATTAATAATACCGAAAATGATAGTTTAGTTTTATTCTTTACAATGGTTGGACAACATTTCGATGTTCTATACTACCATACAAAAGCAATAGAACGTAGTAGAGGACTTGGGTATAAATCAACAAATGGTATATCTGACAAAATACTTTACGATATATTAAAATCATTTGGATGGGATGCTAAGAATCTGGCAGTAGATGAAAAATTATGGAAATATGTATTTGGAGTTAATATAGATGGTGATGTACAAGAAACAAATCCTGCAAAGAAAAGAACAGCAGATGTTTGGAGACGTATTATAAATAACTTACCATACCTATTAAAACATAAAGGAACTCGTAGAGGAATCTATGCAATTATGGCATGCTATGGTATTCCATCATCTAATCTTTCCATTTTAGAGTTTGGAGGACCGGAAGTAACCGATACAAATAAGAGTAAGTTAGTAATGGATAATCTTACAACTGCTCTTAAAATGACACCTACAACGAAGGTGGAATTAAGTTGGACTAATACGGAATTAAATAAAAAACCAGATACTATTGAACTATTCGTTAAACCCGCATATAGTGGGCAATGGGATGTTATAACTGGCACTAATTGGGGTGTAAAGATTAGTGGTTCTACAAATAGTGATTATGGTAGAGTAATATTAGATTATGGTGCAGACCAAATAACAACATCATTACTTCCAATTTTCAACGATAGATTCTTTGGTATTGAAGTAAGTAGAACATCTGGTAGTATTTCATCAAGCTTTGAATTAAATGTAAGACAAGCAGATAAAGAAAGAACTATATTTGTAGAATCAGTATCTCAGTCGGTTTTAAATACTTCCGCTAGTTGGGATAGTGGTAATAACATTTACATAGGAAGTGGTAGTAATGGGTATAGTGGTAGTGTTGATGAATTCCGTTTATGGTCTACGCCATTGGATAAGGAAAGATTCTATGAGCATGTATCGTTCCCAGAAATGATTAATGGAAACCATGTATCGGCATCTACTGATGATTTATACCTGCGATTGGATTTTGAATATCCAAAAAATCTATACCAATCGGCATCTTTAATAAATGTTGATTCGAACATATACTTCTCAGGATCTCTAACAAGAAATGATTATGAAGATGGAAATAGTAGTAGGATATACTCAATAAATCCATCAGCATCATTTAGCGCATCTGTATATGGATTTACTAATGTAACAACATATCCTTATCAATTTGAAGTAGTAGATAGAAGTGTTGTATTGGAAATACCAGATGTAGGTGTTTCGCGATACGCAACAAACAAAGTACGTTTTGAATCACAATACCGAATCGATAATGAAAATGAAATATCTGGTAGTGTTGGTGTAACGTTATCACCGGATACTCGTTCTACTAAAAAGGCATTTGACCAATCACCAATTGATTCAAACCGAGTTGGATTATTCTTTTCTCCTACAAAGGAATTAAACATTGATATTGCAAAATCGTTTGGTGGAATCAATTTAGATAATTATATTGGCAATCCATCGGATGTATATAATGATAATTACAAACAATTGGATGAATTAAGAAATTATTACTTCCAACGATTTAATGATAGAGATATTTATCAATACATCAACTTAATCAAACTATATGAGAAATCTATGTTTGATGATATTAAGAAGATGCTACCGGGTAGAACTAAAGCAACTGTTGGTTTATTAATTGAACCACATATATTAGAAAGAAGTAAGTATCGTCACAAAAGACCAGTAGCTGAAAACGAGCAGTTATCCAGCGAAATACATTATTCCGATACAACTTTGGTAGTGATGGAGAATGAACAATACGATACTACCATAAATACGCAGAGTGAATACTATTTAACCGGTCTTAATGAACAATACGAAGCCGTAATTGATGAAAGTAGGATTGTAGATATAATTGGTGAAAATGAACAATATGATGGTTTAATTGCAGATGATACACAATTAATTTTAGAAAGTGATATTTATTCACAAAATACTAATATAGACTGTGGATTAGGCGAACCTACTATTGTTACCGAAGTTGATATACTCAAAGGTAGCACAATTGCTGGTCAATCTGATTTAGAAAGATTAGGGTTTGGTATTTACGGTCAAAATGGTAACGCAATTCGAACATACTATAATGCAGACGGTGCACTAATAAAAGAACGTGTATTGGTTCAGATAATCAAAGAAACTAAATCACATAGATATACATATTTAACTGGTAGTGTTGGTAATCGATTATATGAAGCAGAAGGAACACAATCGTATGTTGAAACGAGATTTAACATACAGCCATTTTCTGGTTCAACTGCACCAACATCAACTGCTACTATTGAAGTTACTCCATTAAACGGATACGCACTAACACATTTTAGAAATACTTCGGATTTAACGAGAGGATTGGAAAATAGTTTCTTTAGAGGTTGTAAAAATACTGCAGCAACTACATTAGATGGTACATCGCCGGTTGAAGTATTTGCAACCAATCCTAATACATTAAGAGTAAATAAAGCAGGTAGAGATGTTTCAGAACCAATTTTAGAAGTTGAATAATAATTGAATAACTGATTTTTAAAAATAATTATATTTATACAAAAGATAATAATACATTATGGGCTATTTAAGTAACAATGAACTAACAGTTGATGCAATTCTTACCAAAAAAGGTAGAGAGAAATTGGCAGCAGGACAAGGATTGAATATCACACAATTTGCATTAGCAGATGATGAGATTGATTATTCCTTATACGAACCAGCACACCCACTTGGGTCTGCGTACTACGATACGGCTATTAAAAATATGCCTGTTATCGAAGCATCTCCTGATAAAACGCAGGTGATGAAATATAAATTAGTAACTCTTCCTAAAAATACAACTCGTATTCCAGTTGTAGAATTTGGTATTCCGAATATCTCGGTTAATCAAAGAAGTGGAGAAGTTGCATTATCACCAACAACTTCACCAGCTGGAAACAGACGGTTAGGGTATACTATCATCTTAGCAAATAAAAATGCAGGAGATATCGTAGGCGAAGGTGTAACATCTGATGTTGGTACTGTTCCAATCTTTATTGGTGATTCTGTATCAGCAACTGCTGCAGTAGCTAAGGGATTAACATTTAAGTTTATTTCAAACCCATCATTGACTTCTACTATAAAAACAACAATAACCGTATATGGTAATGAAACGGGTGGTTCACAAACTATTCCAGTAACCGTAACTTACGTTCAATAATAATAAACTATGGCAATAATTAGAGATAATCGGGGAGCACTTTTAGCAAGTAATTTATCACAATACTTAGCGAGTGCTGCTGGTACTGCAGGAACTCCTGTTGATACTACCGAATTGGTAAATATTCTTAACCAATTTTTGGGAGAAGGTGACCAAGTTGGTGCAAATTCCAACTCAGTAAGTAATGGTATCTACAAACAATTTGGTTCAATCGATAAGGTAACGAACCGAACCGAAGTAGTTACTTCTGGTATTTGGAGTGGGGATAGTGGTTCTTTAGGAACATTCTTCACATCATCTGCACAGCAGGCAACTATTAGTGGTAAATATTATTTAGATACATATAATCTAACACCATCTTCATCGGCATCTGAGGTTCAATTCTCAATTGCATATGGACACATTAGTGGTGGTGGAGCTCCAACATTAGACCAAACTGATTCATCTACATTACCAACTAAAGCAGTATATTCACAATTTAGGAATATTTTATTAGATTCAGGTGATTCATATTTCTCAGTATATAATGGGGCAACTGCAGGTGGGCATGATTTGGATGATATTTTTGTAATCAACATTAATCGTGCAAGATACAAAGAACAATTGGATCCAGGCAATATCCAACTTAACTTACGAGGTTCTAACGGAAAATACATCAGTCTAATTGATGATTCTGGTCAGATTAACGCAGTTGGTGCTTCTGGTCGTGTATTTAATATGGTTAGTGGAGCATTAAACATTGGTACTGCTAACGAAGGTACAATTAATAGTACAACCGCATCAAACGGACAAGGATTTGGATTATTCTATCCAGATGCCGGTGTTATCGTATTGAATCCAAACGCTATTTCAGCATCTACCGCTGGTGGTAACAGATTAACTGCGACATATAGTTCATCTACCGCAAATGTTTGGGAAGCAAATAATGTAGCATTATTTAATCTAATTAGTGCAAGTGCAGATTTCCAAGCTCGTAGAACTGAAAACGTTTCTACATCTCATTATTTTGTAAGAGCAAACAATAGAGAGTTTAATTTCTCAAACAATCCAACATTTGTAACCGGTTCGACTGGAAAATTCGTTCAACCAACATTTGAAACCGACCCTAAAGTGTATATTACAACGGTAGGTCTTTATGATGGTGGTAATGAATTAATCGCAGTAGCTAAGATAAGCAAACCAATTCAGAAATCCTTCGATACTGAGGTGGCAATCAAAGTCAAGCTTGATTTCTAAAAAGATTAACACAATAGTATATAAACTTAGAACCTACCTATTTTGGTGGGTTTTTTGTTTAATGAATATTTATATAAGATATGTTAAAAACCATTCCTACATCGGATATTAGTATTAGACCTTTTAAGGCATATAAAGAGTGGCAGTTCGTAAGTAGTTCTGCCGCATCTTCATCTGTTTATGTTTACAATGCCAACAATAGTGGTAATGTTGTGAATGATTGGGTATCCCAAACTTTGAATAACCCTAATGGTGATGATATAACATATTATCCAGTATCTATCTACGGACAATTAACTTCTCAGTTCTACAACAATAATATAGATAACCCATTTCTGAGATTTGGTGATAAAACAAATGTATACGATGATACAGATACCTATACTGAAAGATTTCTAAGTGGTAGCGCAAAGGTAATATCAATCCCACAAAAGTATATTGGAGAAGGAATCAAACGTGGTTCAGTATATATTGTTGATGGTGGGTTTATCTATCAAGATGATTCGCATGGTAACCTAATTTGTACTAATTTGGATAAACTATATGTATCTAAATTGGATAATGGTTCAAGCGTTTTCAATTTTGATGATGCGGCCCGTAACCACTACTCAACTATTTTAGATTCGGTTAATTTACCATCAGGAGAGATTATATTAGAATACAACGCACATACATATACTGGTGATTTAATATCTTTCAATGCTGAAAACGAAGTTATGGTAATTAGTGGATTACCATTCATAACTGTCGATAATAGAGTTGGTAACGTATTTTACTCACAAGGTATAATTACAATAACGCACGAGTCGGATACTACGTTGTTATCCGATTGGACATTGTCGTATCGTTCAACCGAAACCATATATGAAAATGAGTTTCTACTAATCGTTGAACCCGATGAATATAATATTTCAACAAATCCATCAGCAGTAGTATCCGTTGGTAAAGAAGAATCTATATTTACGGATTCAGATGGAGTTAATAGACACGTTGTTACATCACCCGGTGTTAAATATATTAGAAAAGCATCTACATTACCAAATGGAACTGCATTGGATTACAGATACCATTCATCCGTTTCATCATCGGTATATGCCGGATTTGAACATTGGGATAAAAGTGGTTCAGTTGATACTACTGGTTCATTCCTTGCACCATTCATTACTACCATTGGATTATATGATGATAACAATGATTTAGTAGCAGTTGCTAAGCTTCCACAACCAATTAAAACAATGCCAGATTACACAGTTAACTTCATTGTTAGGTTTGATACTTAATTTTGAAATAGTTTATATTTATATTAAATAATTAATACTAACAGATATGCCAACAATTAGAGATTTATACGATGCAGCACAAAACTCATTAGGAGTTAATAAAATTAGTTTTGCAGCAGGTCAAAATGCACACACACCATATAGTACAAACGATTTAGTAAAAGCAGATGAGCAAGTGCTTACCGCTGATAAATTCAGAGTAGGTAGAGGTGGAACGCTTTCGAATACAAAATATTCCGATTCGATTGTTAAAAAATAAATAATGGTTAAAAAGGTTACGAAAAAATCAAATCCAAAATGGGTTGCGAAGAAGTATGGATTTAAGTCTGGTTTAGAAGAATCCATATCAACCCAAATAGACGGTAAAGGAATTGAAGTGAAATACGAAACTGAAAAGGTTAAGTACATCATTCCTGCATCCAATCACACATACCGCCCCGATTTTCTACTTCCAAACGGCATCCTTATAGAAACTAAGGGCCGTTTCGTTGCCGCTGATAGAAAGAAGCATCTATTAGTTAAATCACAGAACCCAGAACTTGATATCCGATTTGTATTTAGTAATTCAAAGAATAAATTAACTAAATCATCTAAAACCACATATGCGGATTGGTGTGATAAAAACGGATATACCTATTCCGATAAAATCATACCTGATAATTGGTTCATTAAATAATTTGGAAAATTAAAATATTTGTTGTATATTTGTTTTGTGATAAATGAAACCGATAAAACAAAGGTTGTTTCAATACTTTCTAATGCTTTAGGAAGTTATTCTACATTGAAACAAAACGAAAGAGCATTTTACTGTCCTTTCTGCAACCACCATAAACAAAAATTACAAGTCAATGCCGAAACTCAAAAGTGGCATTGTTGGAATTGTAATAGTGGTGGAAAGAAACTCACATCTTTATTAAAAAGATTAGATGTTGATAGAAAAACAATTGCATTAGTTAGAGAAATCTACGGAGATTCTAATTACACACCACAAACGGAAGATACCGATACAAAGGTATACATTTCATTACCAAAAGAGTTTATATCGCTTAGTGAAGTTGCCAACGGATTTAACCCAGAATACAAACATGCTATGTTCTATCTTACTCAAAGAGGAATTGGTATGAAAGAAATTATTAAATATAACATTGGTTATTGTAAAGATGGATTATATAGCAGACGAGTTATTATACCATCATATACATCCGATGGTTCTTTAAATTACTTTATTTCTCGTTCGTATTATGCTGATGAGAAAATGAAATATAAGAATCCACCAATATCTAAAAATATTATTTGTTTAGATTCTCAGATAAATTGGAATGAACCGATTATATTATGTGAGGGTGTATTTGATGCAATTGCGATACGAAGAAATGCAATTCCGTTATTGGGTAAGTTTCCATCCAAACAATTAGTTGAAAAGATTTTTATGAGTGGTATTAGTGATATTATTATTTCATTGGATAACGATGCAATTAATGAAGCACTTAAAGCAGCAGAATATTTTAGGAAGCAAGGAATAAATGTTAAGATGATTAAGTTGGAAGATAAAGATGCTTCCGAAATTGGTTATACGGCATTTCACAAAGAATTAGTTAATACAAAAGAATTCAATGGAGAAGATTTATTATTAAATAAAATAAATAGTTTATAATATGAATGGAAAAGAAGAACTCATTTTTACCAACAACTCCATAAAATTATCAACAGACCCGAACGATGCTGCGGTAATGCATTCCGGTGAGAGAAAGTTAATGGAAAAGTTAGTTGAAATAGCTACACCAAATGGTGGTGATATTTTAGAGATAGGATTTGGATTACATTTATCAGCAGATGCTATACAACGTACTCCGAATATAAAATCACATACTATTATAGAAATACATCCACAAATATATAAGCAAGCATTGGAGTGGGCAAAGGATAAACCAAATACTAAAATTATATTAGGTGATTGGAAAGATGTTCTTCCATTAGAAAATATCAAATTTGATGGAGTAGTACACGATACTCATTTAGATTGTCACATACCCGCTTTTTTAGATTATGTAAAAGATAATTGTAAGAAAGGTACTATTGTTGCATTTTTTGAATATCCAGTATTTGATTTTAGATTAAACGGATTTAGATTTTCTATGCCTGAAGAAGATTTTAATTCCCTACCATACAAAGAACATATTGCGTTCTTAAATAATATTTTTGAATTAAAGTATACAAGATTTGATGGCAATAAGTTTTATAGCGATAATATAACAAATAAATTATTATGAGTTTAAAAAAGATATATCATTTAGCAGATATCCATTACCGAAACGTTCAAAGACACACCGAATACCGAGAAGTATTTCAAAAGGTATTTGATGAGATTCGTAAAAGAGGAACAGACGATAGTATTATATATTTAGGTGGAGATATTACTCATGCAAAATTAGAAATGTCTCCAGAACTTGTGCGTGAAATAAGTTGGATATTTACAGAGTGTTCTAAACTATGTACTACCATTCTTATCACAGGTAACCACGATTGTAATATGAATAATTCAGATAGGTTAGATGCACTAACTCCAATAGTTGATGCTTTGAACTTACCTAATTTTTATTATCTTAAAGATACTCAGATTTGGAAATATGAAGATGCTGAGTTTGCAGTATTTAGTATATTTGACCATAGAGATAACTGGCCTAAAGCAGATACGTTAGTAGGAAACAAAAAGATTGCACTATTTCACGGACCTGTTGATAATTCATCTACTGATATTGGATATGTTGTAAGTAGTCGCCATTTCACACCTGATATGTTTGATGGATACGATTTGGCACTATTAGGAGATATACATAAAAGACAAGAGATGATTTCCCCAAAGGGATGTAAGATTGTGTATCCAGGTTCTACTATTCAGCAGAACTTTGGTGAATCACTTGATAAACATGGGTTTGTAATTTGGGATTTAGATACATTGAAATACCAATCGGTTGATATTCCAAATGATTACGGATACTATACATTGGATGTTGCCAATGGTGTAGTTCCAATTGTGAATAATATGCCACTACATCCACGTCTTAGAGTTCGTATATCTAATACAGATGCCGTTGATACTAAGAAAGCAATTACCGAAATTAAAATGAGATATGGTGTGGATGATTTCACTATTATCAGAACCGATTCACTTTCTAAGTTAAAGACCGGAAACCGATTAAACAAATTGGATTTCGAAGATGTTGGCGATGTTAATTATCAGAACTCACTTATCAATGAGTATGTTCAAAGAATGATGCCATTTGCAACCGATGAAGATTTAGCAGGATTAGAAGATATAAATACAGATATCAATACCAGAATCGATGCAAGTGATACGCACCGAAACATTTATTGGAAACCTATAAAGTTTAAGTTCTCTAATATGTTTTCGTATGGTGAAGATAACAAAATTGATTTTACTAAGATAGGTGGATTGATGGGATTGTTTGCACCAAATGCAAGTGGTAAATCTTCACTATTTGATGCAGTATCGTTTTGTTTATATGATAAGTGTAGTAGAGCATTCAAAGCTCAACATATAATGAATAATCGTAAAACAAACTTCTTCTGTCAATTGGACTTTCAGATTAACGGAATTGATTATGGAATACGAAGAGAAGCTCGTACTATAAATAAAGGAAGAAATGTTAAAGTAGATGTTCAGTTTTGGAGAGTAGAAGGCGATACCAATATTTCACTAAATGGCACAGAACGTAGAGATACTAATTCTGCAATAGAACAATATGTTGGAACATACGAAGATTTTATTTTAACTTCATTATCTCTACAAGGTAACAATGCACTTTTCATTGATAAATCACAATCAGAACGTAAAGATTTACTTGCTCAGTTTATGGGATTAAATATCTTTGATAAACTATACGAAGCGGCAAGTGAAGATATTAAGGAAGTTTCTGTATTGATTAAGAACTTTAAGAAAACAGATTTCACATCTGAACTTATTAGTAAAGGAAGTGAATTAAAAAATAAGAAAACAGAATTAAAAGGTTTAGAAAAAATATTAGTTAGTAGAACATCGGATAGAGATGATATTGCTTTACAGATATTGGGATTAACTAGAGAACTTACTCACATCGATGGTAATTTGGATATTACCAAATTGGAAAATACAAAGGGTAAGATTGAAGAGGATATTGTATCTTTAAAATCCGAAGTTATTAATAAAGATAATAAGATAAATGAGTATAGTGTTATATTGGATGAGATATCCGGTTCAATAAGTGAAAATAAGATACTGAATGGGCATCCAATCGAAGATGCTAAACGTCAATGGGATACTCTTAGAAACCAAATAAACGATACTCAGCATCAAATAGAATTATTAGAACAATCTATAAATACTAACACAGAGAAAGTTGCGCATTTGGTACAACACGAATATGACCCAAATTGTAACTTTTGTATGAACAATGTATTCGTAAAAGATGCAATTGAAACCAAAGGTATTATTAAATTACAAGAAGATGAGTTGAACAACCTAACCATATTACATAACTCTTTAATTCAACAAGCTGGTTTATTATCAGATGTTGAAGAGCAGTGGAATACTTTAGTTGAACTTAAATCAAAATATCAGAAAGCAATTGTAATCAAAGAAAAGAGTGAAGCTGAATTAAAAGGTTTAGAAACAAAAGAAGAATTGCTATCACACCAATTGGAGTCGGTTATCGGAGATATACAAAGATACCACGACAATGAAGATGTAATTAAACGAAACAAACAGATTGAAACTATTATTAGTGGATTAGAAAGAACAAAGAGTGAGATAGAATACGAAGTTAAAGCACTTACCAAAAGTGTTACAGACTTGCATTCATTTATTGCCACTTTGCAATCGTTTATAGAGGGTATTAGGAAACAGATGGATGAGGTTAAGGTATTGGAAGAAAAGAACCGATTATACACCTATTACTTAGACGCTGTGAAGCGTGATGGTATACCGTATGAGTTGATTTCCAAAGCGTTACCAGTTATTGAGAATGAGATAAATAATATCTTAGGACACGTTGTAGATTTTGCTATATCAATGGAAGTAGATGGTAAATCTATTAATGCTAAGATTGTATATGATGATAGAGAATGGCCGTTGGAGATGTGTAGTGGTATGGAGAAGTTTATTAGTGGATTGGCAATCAGAGTTGCTCTTATCAACATATGTAATTTACCTCGTCCTAACTTCTTAGTAATAGATGAAGGAATGGGAACGTTGGATGCTAGTAATCTATCTTCCCTGTTTATGATGATGCAGTATTTGAAAACTCAATTTGATTTTATAATTCTGATATCACATTTGGATGCCATTAGGGATATTGTAGATGGGTTCATAGAAATAAAGAAAATAGAAGGATTTAGTTCACTTCAACATTAATTTATTTTAGTTTTTTTATTTTAGTTATATTTATATACGATGGGAAGAATTAAGAAATACAAAACAGAAATAGACAAATTAAATGCTCAGAGAGAGTGGTCTAAAGAATATTACCATCGTAATAAGGAACGAATAAATAAAAAAATAATGAATAAATATTATGAACAAAAGTCTAAACAGAAATCAACAGATTAAATGTTTGAAATGTAAACAAAATTTTCATCAAATAACTGAAAAGCATTTAGTAAAATGTTCAAATATAACAGTTAAGCAGTATAAGATTGAATTCCCAGATGCACCACTGCGGACTGATTGGCACATTGAACGAATTAGGCAAATAAACAAAGAGACCAAATCGGGCGATAATAGTGCTATGAAAAATCCAATTCATTATAATAAAATGATGGAAAATCAAATTAAAGCGGTACAATCGGATGATTATAGAAAGAAAGTAAGTATTAGACAAACATTAAATAATAATAATCCACATATATTTGGCCCGCACAATAAATCCGATATAAACTGGAAGATTTCGGATAATGGTAGGATGAAACTTAGAAAATCTATAATAGAACAACGAAAATTAAAAGGATTATCCGGGTTTATACCAAATTATAATAAATCGGCGTGTGATATATTTGATTTAATATCCAAAAGAACCAATACTAAAATACAGCATGGTAATAATGGTGGAGAATATTTTATTAGTGAATTGTATTATTGGGTAGATGGGTACGATGCAGACAATAATATCGTATACGAATACGATGAACCACGTCATTTTAATTCAAAAGGCGATTTAAGAGAGAAGGATTATATAAGACAACGTGAAATAGAAAATATATTAAAATGTAAGTTCATACGAATTACCGAAGCCACTCATATGGATGATATAGTAAACGGATTTAGTAAGATTGACTTTTAGTAATTATCTTATCAGCTCTTAGTGTACCAGATTGTGGGTTATTTACTACAATATGTTTCTTAACTAAGTTTTCAACAAGGCTACCAATTTTGAACCCATGTTCTTCACAATAATTTTTGAGAAGTTCGTGGGTTTCTTTTTTTATTTGAATCATTGCGTATTTCATAACATCTATTTCTTTAGATTATTTTATATTTCTAAAATAAATATCTACTAATTTATTTTTTGGGAATATTTATAGCTAAATAAACTATTGATGCTATGGCTATACTTAAAAAAACTCTGTTTGATGAACGTTTAGAGAATATAAATGTTTTAGTTAACGATACTGAACCAAATAGTAGATACTTTAACATTACCGAACTACCTGCAACTTTTTCTGGTGGTAAAAACGCTTTTCTAATACAAGGTTCTTCGGAATTGGTTGCAGATACCGTTGTAAAGGTACAAGTTAGAGATTCTCAAGGAAAGATAATATATAATGAACCAGGTGAAGGTATTCCGGAGTATTATGAAGGAACATCTAAGGTAGTTTCTGTTTACATTTATCCAGATACTTCATTCGGACCTTGCACAATTACTATATTAGGTGAGTTAAGTGAATATGTTACATCGACTGGTATTAGTGTTCCTACTCCTGATAATTGGAAAGATACCTATAATGTAAAATGGGAGAAAAGAGTAAATGTAAACCCATTACTTGCCAATACCACAAAGATTCGTTTTTATAGAAGACCTAAAATCGATATAACAGAATCCGTACTTCCAATATACAATCGTTCAGTAATTACAAGAGTAATTTCCGGTTCTATAAATGGTACTGCACAAAATCCAATAGAGGGTGCTGATTATAAGCAATTCAAAGGGATTCTACGATATGAACTTTCGATGAATGGTAGTAATATATTTTCACAATCAATGGAAGGTAGCACTATTAACATAACTGGGTTAGGTAGTAGTTATGCTCCTATATTAACTGATGTTACTACTGATAAAACTTCTTTTGTAAACATACCATATTACCAAACTAGTTCAATTTCACCATCATATCAGTCAGTAAAATCATTTACAAGCGCATCATTCACACTATCATATTCAGAAGATGCTACGGTATCTAATTCAAGTGTTAGTTCTTCATTCGCATCTATTAAGTTAACCGATTTGGAAACATTTAGTGGAGATGCGTATAGGATTAAGATATATGGAAGTAGTAAAAACGATTTAGGTGATTTTCAGTTATTAGAAGATGTACAATTAGAAAGTGCTGAAATATTACAGACGGGTTCATTTGAAAATATATTAAATGTACGAACTGGTATGTTTAGCACTCCAGTTCTGAATACATTTTGGACATCATCACCATTGAGTACAACTGTTACAAGTTCTATTGATAATAGTAGATTATTAAAATCGGTGGTGTTAACTCCGACATCGGATTCATATGTTGAAACTGGGTTATTTAAGTTTTATACATTGAATACAATTAATTTCATAAAGAATACGGAATACCAATTAGATTTCACTCCATTATTAAACTCTGCAACAGATGGGTATGGAAACATTGAAGTATATTTGAGTGGTTCGGCTTTTGTAAATACGAAATCTACAAATGATTATGGTAAACGAGTATTGGAGTTAAGTACAAATACTGCATTTAGAAAATATGATAAACAACAGATAAACTTTAAGCCAGATGCGGATGGTAATGGTCAATTAGTATTTTTAGTTAGAGGTGGATTATGGCAGATTGCAGATATTAGTTTAAGAGCATCGCAAGAATCTTCTTTTTCTCCGAATGAGATTTCATTAAGTGTGAATGTACCCGTAAAAATTACTGGTGAAACATTTGATTTCCGTTTTGAAATATACGATATAAATAATAATTATGTACCTGTTAAGTTAGAAAAATCATATACATTTACAGGTGGTAACGATATAGCAATAAAAAAAGATTTACAATTAAATGTATCCAGTACGGCTTTCAACTTTTCAACATCATCTGTATTTCCACAATTTATTACGATTGATTATGTTAAGACGGCATTATCGGGAGCAGTAGTATTTAATTCAAGTTCATTTGATACAAACGGAAATGTAATTTCTGGTTCTCCACAACCGGGTGGATTAACATATGTTGATGATGATACAAAGAAATTAACATTACAATCGTTCACTGGTTCATTAAGTGGTACTACGGTTGGTGCTGTATCGTATACGGCAAGTTGTGATGGTATAAACCGATACTTTACGGTATTCCGAATTGACCAAGGTGCTCCAGCTAGATTATTCTATGCAACTGCTGATAAGAACAATTTCACATATGATCCAGATGATAATAATAAATCTTCGATAGTTGATGATTATATAGATATACGATTAGTTCAACAAAATCTTCCATCTTATACGGGAGTAGGATTAACTATATACTCTGGTTCAGAAGTTGGTTCTCCACCACCATTAGTTAGTCAAGGTAGTATTGGAAATGCATCGGTATATCGGTTGTACGCAACTTCTTCAACCCATCTATCATCGGTGGATGGTTATTCATATGATATTGGACAATCTCATTATGATTTCTCATTGATTACAACAGACGGACCATTCACATCTTCGGTAACAATTGATGCAATATTAAAAGGTGATAAAGGAAAAGGATTATTTGCATCGGTAGATAGAAATCAGTTCTTCTATAAGATGACGGATTTAGCACCTACTCCATCTTCTCAAACTGCTACGATATTAGTTAAGAGGCAGAACTTAGGAAGTTTAACAAATACCATTTCTGTAACAAAAACTGGAAGTGGACCTGATTTAACATATGTTGGTACTTCATCTGGCGTTGCAACATACACATTAACGGCAGGGCAATCTACAAATTACCAATACAATAGTGGTACTACAAAATATACATTTTCCGCATATGATTTAAATGGTGTATTATATTCCGATGAAATTAGTATCGCACCTGTAATATCCGAAGCACAGATTTCTGTAAACCTTTCAAATGAAAATACAACACTTCCATCACTTTCTACTGGATATGTAGCAGCTGGTGCATTCTCCTTAACAAACGGAGTGGTGAGTGTTAAAGTTGGTGGTGAAGATATTACACGACAAGAAGGTTTATCTACAAATAATCGATGGGATATTATATCAGCAACGGGTACTGGTTGTACTCCCGTTAATACTGCTCCAACTGATGCTACTTATGGAATTACTGCATTATCGGCAGATAGTGGTTCATTATCATTAGTAGTTAGATACAAAGATGGTAGAGGAACTACAACAGATGTAACAAAAGTTGTAACCTATTCCAAAGCAAAAACAGCATCTCCAACAACGGTGGCATTATTATCTTCCGAAACGCAAGCGGTAGAATATACAACTATGGGCGGGTACGCATCAGCGGCAACATTTACAGTTACGGCAAATGAAGGTGCTGGAAATTATAGTTATAATGCAGGACTTAGTTCAAATAGTACATATTATGTATCCGTATCAAGTGGTGGCTCGAATAGTAGTGGAACAGTTACACCGACTACGCCATCATCGGTAAGTGGTACAACGGTAAACTTAGTAATATATTATAAAAACTCAGAAGGAACTACTGGTAATATTTCAAAAACACACAAAGTTAGTGTATCGGCACAAGGGGCCGCTGGTGCCGACGGTGCAGCTGGTTCTAATGGAACTAACGGAACTAATGGAACTAATGGTTCAAATGGTGTCAATGGAACGGTAATAACAATATCACCAGCAAGTCAGACGGTTTCAAAATCAATAGCAGGTGCATATGGTACTCCTGTTAACTTTACAATATCAGTTGTTGAGAGTGGGACATCATATTCATACTCAACGGGAGTTGGTTCTATTAATACATTCGATGTAACATCTATAACCGGTGGTTCAAATAGTAGTGGTACTGTTACGCCAACTACACCATCAACTATGGGTGGAACTACTGTATCGTTTACCGTTAGATACAAAAACTCAGTTGGAACAATCGTATCAGTTTCACAAACTCACATAGTATCAGTTGCACTCGATGGAAGTACAGGTCCAGGTATTGTATTTACAGGCGAATGGAATTCTGGTCGTTCATACCAATTTGATATTTCAAATGGTAGACGAGATGCCGTATTATTAAGTGGTACATATTACGCAACCAAAGCAGCGCCACCGGTTGGTACATCTCCTACGAATACAACGTATTGGGAAAGTTTAGGAACTGCGGATTTCTTTGTAGCAGCTAAGATTGCAATATTTGACGAATCATTTGTTAAAAACACATTAAATATTGGTACAAATAATAATGGTGGTGTAGCTTCTGCAAATATAACATTGGCAGGTAGTGGGACTTCACCATATATCTCAATAGGGCAATCTGGAACAATAGGTTCACAAGGATATGGTTTAAACGGATTATTTATGGGTATGAATGGTGGAACTGCAAAGTTCAGTGCAGTTAATGGTACAACTAATTATTTAAAGTGGGATGGTACTAGTTTAGATGTAAAAGGAACTATTAACGCAACCGCTGGTAACTTTAGTGGAAACATTACATCAACTGCTACTATTACGGGAGGTGTGATTGAAATGAGTGGTTCTGTTGGTGTATTTCCTGGAAATGCAAGACTTGATAATACTGGTTTAAATATATACGATTTTAGTGGAAATAGGCAAGTAACGATTGGACCGATTGATAGTTCTACAAATGGTGTAGTTATTGAAAATGGTGCACTATCATTAAAAGGTGCTACGGGATTTTTGGATTGTTTTAATGGTGTGATTACAGGTAACTCACATGGGTTAGGCGCTATGACACTTGGATTGACTACTTCGTATACAAATAAAATAGCAGCCGGATTATCTAATCCACCTGCGTATTGTTTTATATTAATTGGAGCAAATGGGCCTTGCTGGTTTGATGGTACTAATTATAGACCATTAACATTGGGAGCATCGTTATAATGACAATATTTATAACAACTGGTTACGGGAAAAACATCATAGGTGGTGCAGATATTTGGTGCAATAATTTTGTAGAGAATATTTTACCATTGGTTACCGATGAATATAAGTTGATAATAGATGGTCGTCCATTACTTACCGAACCTACTGCTATCTACACTTATAATAATGATGTCGAAATCGATAGGATACTAAGTGAGTGTGATAAGATAGTGTTTTTACATTCGGCATACAAAGAAAATCCAATTATAAAAAAATGGTTACATAAAACCGATACTACCTTTGTCCATGCTTTCATACCCGATATGCTGGGATTGAAAAATGAGTATGAGAATATTATGACAAAGTTGGATTGGGAATGGCAACGGAGTATTTTGGACAATTCTAAAAATATTATTTGGATTGGTTACGAAGGTGATACAATACATAAACTATATCCAAATACAAAAACAATAACAAATTATTATCAGTTCAAACGTAATATCCAATTTAACGGAATACAAAACAAACAGATAGGATTTGCTTCCAGATGCGAAACACGAAAGAACGCAGATTTCTTAGATGGATTACCAAGTTTTATATTTTCGAATAAATATGATTATAGGAGAATGGTAGAAGGTTCTGGAATAAATACTGAACTGCATACCTTTTTAGAATTTGATTACCGATATCACAATAAGTTTTTTGATAAAGATTTTCAAATATTTCATGGGTGTTATACCAAAGAACCATTCGGTTATGCAATCTTTGATGCAGTTGATAGTGGGAAACTACCGATACTACATTCGGACTGGATGAGTAATATAGATTATAGGTATAGAGCATCAAATAAGAATGAATTTAACCATCAGTATATCAGAATGATAGAAGATAACGATGATACCACTAAATCGGAATTTACCCACTTAAAATCGAATCTAGAGGTATATACTAATAAACATAAATGGGTTACTGAAATATGCAACTACTTAACGATAAATTGATTAAAGAGTTTCTGACTAACAATCAGACTATTGATTCGGAAACGGGAGATATTAAACTACAACCCGTTGCTTACCGATGGACACATGGTGCAACTGATACTCACTTAGGAGATGGGTTGTTGATATATTCACTTATACAATTCGCAAGAGCAAAGGTATGTGTTTGTATTGGAACTGGTGGTGGGTTCATTCCACGTCTTATGACACAATCACGAAAAGATTTATGGGAGCAAGGTATTTTTGATGGAAATAATTCAGTTGAGTGGGGAGATATTGGTTCTACAATTATAGTTGATGCAAATAACGGAGTAGGTGGGTTTGCCGATTGGATAGATGAGAATAGTTTTTTACGTCAAACATTTTGTCCGCAAGTTATTTTGGAAACATCTGAAAGAGCATTTTATGATTATTTTGTTAGGCAAGATATTAAGATTGATTACCTACACATCGATGGCGACCATTCTTATGAAGGAGTTAAGCAAGATTTTGATTTGTATTCAACTATAATGTCTGAGAACGGAATTATATCCATACACGATACCGATATCAACTACCATAATACGTTAATTGTTACTGAAGATGCTAAGAAAGATTTTGTTCCATTTGATGGGCCAGCAAATTTTATTAAAGAATTAAGAAAAAATACTGAATGGGACTTGTTAATGTTAAAAAATTATCGTATGTTTGATACAAAAAATAAGAAAGCTACTACTTCAGGATTGACAATACTAACAAAAAAGTAAAAGAAAGTTAAGAATGAAAAGTAAGGAAAAAGAAAAGATAAGGTTACTTACGGTTACGGGCTCACGTACTGATACTTTAAACCATTTATTAAATCATTATAAAGATATAGTTGATGAAATGTTTATTGTTGTATATGAGTGGGAAGATTTCAGTACATATTCTGAAGTAGAACGAATTGTATCCAGTTTTGATAATGCTAAGATAGTTAGAAGAGAAGTT